AATGCTTGTTTAGTTTCATCTATTTTTGCTTGTAACTCTGGGTCGTTTGTTATCACTTCAGGTTCATCTAAGACAGGCTCGGGTACAGGCTCACTCACCTGATCGTTTTCAACCGAGACTTCTTCTTGCAACTTTTTGTGAAACTTACTAAGTTCCCAATTTTCAAAAGCCTCTTTTGCTTCTTTTACACTAGGTTCTAATTTTGAAAAATCTAAATCAAAGCCAGACATAACATTTGCGGCATCATCTACAGCACTAGGTGGACTACTTGGTTTTGATTGCATATCAGCCTTCATTTTATCATAGTCTTCTAGGTCAGGGATATCATCATCTTTGCTGTTAAACATATGTTGACGACCATGTTCCGAACCAAAAGGTTCCATATCAAACCATCTTCCCATGGGTTCAGGATCTGGATCATCGTCTGGTTGTGGCTTTTCCAGGCTTTGGTTTTCCTTTCTGCGTTGCTCAAATGTATATTGTGATGCAATCAGCAATAGAACTGCTAAAGGATCGAATACAAAAATGATAACCATAATCAACCATGATACTGCGGTTTCTAATAGATTATTATCTGCTTCTTCTGTACCAGTAAAAAACTCTGCGATATATCTGATGGGTCCTACTTCACTTTCTACTAATCTAACTGCCTGCTCAGACTCAAACTTTTCATCTTTTAGTTGGTCGATTACATTGTAGATATCATCTATATCTGCGTTCCATTCATCAATCTGGTTCAAATCATCGTCTTGTGATGATGTAGATTGATCTCTTAAACGATTAATTTCTGCGTTAGCATCGTTTATTGTTGTCTGTGCTTGTGCCCTGTATCTGTCAATGTTTGCTTGTTGTGTTGCAATATCATCTGCAATTGACTCACGTTGTGGTGTTTGCTGTTCATAGAGGGCTTCTGCTTGAGCCACATAGTCAATTGTTTCAGTCTCTGCTCGTCTAAACGTTCCACCTTCGTCTGTAGTAATTACTTCTACACCTCTGTTTCTGAGGTCATTTACTGCTTCATCTAATACTGCTAATTGATCTCTAAGTCTGTCTATCTGACCCTGAGCATAGTCAATGTCACCTTGTACTCGTTCCCATGCACCGTCTCTAATTGTTTCTTGTTGGGTAATGGACGCAGATACATCGAATCCGTCACCAGATTGTAGACTTGCGATACGTTCTTCTAATATTTCAATTCTGTTTTCTTCTCTTGCAATTTGCCCGTCTATTCTTTGTACTGTTGCAATTGCTTCTGTTGCATTACCTGATGCAGTATCATGTGCCTTAGATAAGAATCCAAAGATACCAATCGATGTGATCAACATTAAAACCAGTACGGCGATACTAAGGTACGTCTTTAACCACCACGTGGCTAGTCCCCAATATCTGTGTAACCAAACCGCTGTAACTAGTTTGCTTACTTCTAAAACTCCTCCCATTACTATAATAGGGATAACTGCCGCTGAAAATATAGCGGCAAGTCCTGACACTGAATAATAAATGGCAACTCCACTAATAGTAAGTGCTGTCAATAAAGTCAACCAGGCTATAAAGATACTTGTCTTCATATAAGATTTTTCCTTTGCATTATCGTACATTGTATTTAGTAAGATTATGCATGGTTATTTAGTATTATTTTCTCTTCCAAGTTCTTTAGCAAACAAATGACCATATGTGTCAATAAATTCTTGGTAAAACATGTTAAGTTGTCTAGGTATTCCAGGACCTTGTCGAATATGGTATGTAATCATGGGTGCAATACCGTCTTCTCCTTTGCCTTCAATACCTTTGTCTCTAAGTTTAACTTCGGTAATCTGTAAATAGTCACCGTCTGGAAAAGTATATTTTGCGCCAATCAGTTTATCTAGTCTTAACTTTTTGATATCTTCTGGCCATTGACTAGGATCATAATTAATATCAGTCATCTTTTTCAATTACTTCCATATCATAAGTGACATCATATCCACCTTTTCTCATAGTCCACCAATCGTCTTCGTCTAGGTAGTCCCAATCGATTCCGTAAAACTTATCATAACCATTTTCTTCGTAACCCATTTCTTCTAGGTCATCAACAAGTATAACACCTGATTCGAGGTCATCAAACAATTGTTGAATTTCTTCTTTAGACTTATCTGGAAACATATCCGTAAGATATGCAATGTCAATTTCCACTGCATATTTTCTTTCTACTTGATGCCACTCAGACATCGTTGCTACGATTACTTTTGCCATTTTAGTATCCTGAACTCCAATGAACATATTCATCCTTGCAGTCATATTCACCACAGCAACATTGACCTTCGTCAACATTGATGTAATCTTCGTCACCTGGTTGTGCTGGAAGCATATCTGCTAATGTATGAAGATTCCCTTCATCATCAGTAAATTCAGATACAATTACGTTTTCTTTGTCTAATGCCATATTATTCTCCTTTATTCTTTGTAAGAGGAATCACCCTCTACTATTACTATTTGTCCTTGAAAGTAGCATTCGCAATCATTAGTATCAAAACCATTTTCTAGCAAATAGAACATTCCTTCTTCGTATACTTCTTCTTGGAATTCTTCAAGTTCATCGCCTTCTTTTGACTTGTAGCCACTCCAATCCCAGTCGTCCCAACAACCGTCCCATGAATCTATCATTTCTGCTTCGATAAAATCATTGACACATAGTTCATCATTGAATCCATCTTGTTGAGCCTCTGTTAACATTTGAACTTCTTCTGCATCCTGAGGAGTAACAAACCAGTTACCAGAGCGCCAGCCTTGTTCAATTACAACAACATCTCCGTTGTCATAGTTTTTTAAAAATTCCTTTTCTATATAGGATTTTTTAAATTTGTTAGATATTTGATATTGCTTACCTATTTCAATTTTCATAATTTTCCTTATTTGTCGTCCCTAAATCTTACGAATCTTGGGAATCGTAAACTATACGAGCCATCCTGATTTTGAGATACTGCATCACATAATACTTCAGCAGTCTCGCCAATAACATCATCAGATGCTGACCAGAACTCGTCTCGTTGTTCGTCTGAAAATCCAGACCCAACATTTACTTTGATAAGTTTGCCATCGTCTGTACCTTGACAAACTAATGCACCCAGTCTACCTTCATTACGACCAGTGCCCTGTTCTAATTCGATGACTTCTAAGTCTACAGTAATAGTAGGCTTCCATTTCATCCAGAAGAGGTTACGTTTACATTCGTAAGGAGCCTCTAAGTCTTTGATCATAATGCCCTCAAATCCTGCATTGACCATATCGTTAGAGTATGTCTTAAGTTCTTGTTTACCTTCATCAGTGTCTAAGTCAACAATGATGTGCGACATAGTTTCTAGTGAACTAAGATCAGCAAACAAGGGTGCTAAGTTATTCATTGCAGTAACACGTTTTCTAAATTGTGCGTTGCAATGTCCACGTTGAAAGTCTGCTAGTGGCATGACATCGAATACATGAAATACTGTATCATCAGCCTTAGCATCAGTTTTTCTACGTGCTTGTGTCATCAATTCATTAAATGATGCACCAACTACTTCACCATCAAACACAAATCCTTCTTTGCAATTACCAATGTCCTTGCCTAATAATGTAATGATTTTTCTTACATTAGCAGTTACTTGGTCTTCGATGTGAGTGAAGTTCTCAAAGATTTTTCCGTTACGACTGTAGCAAGTTGCGACAGGTTCAGGATGATCGTACATGCCAGGCTCAAACGATACGACCATAAGAACTCTGACGCCATCTAATTTAGGCTCAAGTCTCTTAGTGCCTGACATTTCAGGACGACCTTCTGAGTTAGTAGCAAGTTGACATTTGAAAACTGGTACTTCATAGTCAGTCTTTTTGCAAACTTTGTTGATTGTAGCAACAGAAAATCCTGCACGTAAGTCTCTACGAATAACTGGAGCACAAAAGTTGTTCCATTCATCGTCAGTAAATCGCACAGCCATGTTTTCTACTGCTTCGATAGCGGCATTACCAGTTAACTTGCGTTCTTTAAGTTCTTCTAGTAATGCAATAAAGTCTTCCCAAGGATTCTCCTCAGCAAAACAATTATCTTCTGCTTCAGTAGGACGTTGAATAGAGACTTGTCTTTGACCTGTCTCAGTATCTTCGATTACTTCAGTAGTAGTTGAAGTTTTAGAAGGAACCTTACGCACACCAAATGTAACGTAAGGATTGTAGCACATGCCTGCAAGTTTTAGAAACGTATCTGCATTGTCACTGCCTAATGTGGCTGCCTCTAATGCTTGTTTCAAAACATCTTGTTTATGAAGTTTTGAATTAGATTCGTTAAGTTTGTGTATCCAACTTGCACTCATATGCTTCTCCTAAATAATATTCTATTATACATCCAAACAGCAAGAATGTCAACCCCTAGGTTGATTAAATGCTTCTACTATTTGGTCCCACCATACGGATAGTTGGGTAACCGATGCACTTACAACATCACCAACTGCACCTGCTCCGCCGTACATAAATGTACAAACCAAGTATCCTATGACAAAGCCTATTACTAGATTTTTCATTTCTCCTCCATTGCTTTAACACGATTCAACTGGGTGGTCACTAGTCCATCATCGTCCGTACGATGACCTTTAACTGTGCCCTTAATTTTAAGTTCAGTGTCTACTGCTGGGTGCAAAGTAGAAGAGGCAAAAAACACTACATCACCTGTGCTAGTTTTAGCAGTGATAAAGTAGCAATTATACCTATGTGACAGAATGGTTCTAAGAACAGTAATGTCTAACTCTACTCTGTCTTTGATTTTACCGATTGCAGTAGAAGTCTTAGACTCCTCAACAATTCGGTCCTCTTGACCTTTTTTAATGATAGCCCGGTCATATGCTTTTGGAAGACTTGCGATCATACCGAAATCACTTGAATTGGTGATCATGTCTTTATCTGCTAATGCCATAGCAGACTTATCAAAATCTGACATCCAACCACCTTGCAACATTTTAAATGTCAAGGCTTTGAAATGTTGGCGAACTTGAACACCAAAATTCTTGGTAGTAGCATCAACACCCTTAAGGTTGTTTTGCAGAAGTTCCAACATAATGTCACGGTTGGATTTTACTTTATCAGAACCCTCATGTGCCTTCACATAAGTCTTGCCGTTGAGCAAGTATGCTTTTGCAGAAGCGGCCCAAACATCATTGGCTGAATATTCGATTTTGTTTCTACGCATAGTTCTCATTCCTTATGCACTCCAGTATGATTCTGAAAGTGTAGACATGTAGTGAGGAGTATTGATTCCCTCAGTTACAGTGATTTTTTTACCAGTGCCTGGACAAATACCAGTCTTAGTAATCATTGGTTCAACGTAATCTTCGACAGCAACAATCGTATAAGATGATGCAAACTGCTTGTGAGTAAGATTAAACTGTGGCTCAGTAGCATCACGGTATGCATTGTGCAATGGAGCCGCATACTCAGGCTCACCATTTGCTACGCATTCAGCAACTTGATCATAAGCCTTTTGATAATACTTTACAGTACGGGTAATGCCTGCTTTAGCGGCACCTACTGTTTTGTACTGGGTAGAGGCATAACTCTTTTTGTTAGGCTCTCTGTGGATTGCTTGATTAGTGTTGTCGATAATTAAGTACATTCCTTCTCCTTGATTGTTCATAATATACATATATTATACGCAAAATTGTGCCCAAAGTCAAGCCTTTTATCCAATTATTTTCACTTTTTTACTGTAATAATATCAATAACTTACTCAGTTTCATCGTCTCTAACGATACGCAAGAACGGTTTTTGACGGATTGTTGGTGATTCAACTGGCTCAGGACCTTTGTATTCAGCACCCTCAACCTTGGGTTCAATTGTCTTGCTTAAATGTTGAGTCATTTGTGCTAACATAAGAATGATATCGTCCTTATCCTCTTGCTCATCTAGTGTGTTTAACCATTTTTCTAGTTCTTCAACTCCACCATTAAAAAGTAACTGTGCTACCCATTTTATATTGGTAGCATATCTACCTTCATTCCAAATACTCATTATTCATACTCCGGATTGTATTGTTCATATTCTCCTGTGTACCAGGCCTTAATAATTTTTTCTGCTGGTTTGCCTCTTACTGATTGAGAGATATTCGGGAAACCCTCTATCCCATCATCAAGCCTTTCTTTACTGCTGGGAATCAATGTATCTGATAACCAATAAGCGGTACTTGCAGTAGTTCCTTTTGTATTGAACCAAGGATCTTTATCAATTGCTCTAAGCATACCTTCGATAAAAATTGCTTGTGCTGAAAAATCTGTTGGGATATACCATTGCATACATTCGCCTTCATAATTTACATCGTTATATGTACCCTCAGTACAAAAGCCGTCTTCTTTCCAACCTGTGCTTAAAAACATCTTATGACTTTGTGCAAACAGATTCCAAATTACAGGGGGGAGATCATATGTAGTATACTCCCAACATGGTTGTTGAGTATTACACATCCAACTATCATATAGATTGTTTGCATACTCTGATATACGTTCTTCCATTAATTCGACTGTGGCATTTTGTTCTTCGCCTTTGCTTAACATGTTAGGCAGACTAAGTAAAACTCCGTCGACTTCATTAAAGACTCGACTATCATTCCATAATGGTCCTTCTCCTACATATATCTCACCACTAAATCTTGCTTTAATTTCTGATACAATGTTTCCTATACGTTCCATATAATATGCTTGAAGATATTCACGTTCTGATGTATCTGCTTCACCTTCAAGGCCACAGAAACAAACCCACATAGCACTCCAGTCTGCTGATATACTAGCCACACCTAATTGTTCTAATCTTTCTGCTTCCCAGATCATATGCTGTTCGTGGGTATCCATAATTCTTTTTAGCAATGCTCGGTCAACATAAACCATGCCATCGAATGGGAACAAGAATGTGTTAGTATCATCTAGTGCTAAAAACTGCCATGCATAATGCATGTTCATACCAAACTCTTGGGCAGTCTCTGCTATAAATTCTATTTGCCAATCACTTATATGTTTACGACTATGATTAATTTCCCATGTTTCTGCTCGGTGATCGTCCCAATAACCAAAGTTATACACCCATGCAGTCTCTACACCGTGTTCTTTTAGTCGGCGTAAAGTTGTTCTATACATTAATTTGACATACTGTTCTGAAGTACAGTTTTCTACTAAATTGGTTTTGTTTTTATAGTTTTCATATATCCACTGAACTCCGTAATCTTTAAAGCCGATTGCTTTAAGATGTCCCTCTCCAAATGAATTCTGTGGCATAGGTATATCAAAGTCACCTAGATATTCTTCTTTGATTTTTGCATTGTGCGGGTTAGTACACGTACCTTCACTATCTTCGTCATTAACAGTAACATCTACACTTGCAGTACCACCTGAGCAGTTAAGAGAGAACGTATAGTCACCATAACTATCCATTGTGAAGTTCTCACTGCCACTTAATGACTTGCTACCTGACCAATAACCAGATGCTGTACACGAGGATGCATTTGAACTAGACCAAGTGATTGTTACACTGTCACCTTTTACAATGCTTGTTTTACTTGCAGTCATTGATACAGAGGCGCCAGAATTGTTGCCACCGCTACTACCGCCACCACCGATTGTACCACCGATGATTGCTCCTGCAGTGTCACCACCACCTCCACCGCCACCACATGCAGTGATGATTGCTAGTAAAGGAATGAGTGTAATATGTTTAAAAAATGTCATTTTGTGTACCTACATGTGTCAAGTGTTTATACAGTATACATAAAATATTGCCCGAAGTCAATAGAAAAATGCCCAAATCTTGCGAAATGGGCATTTTTGTTTTTCTGAGTTTTTTCTTTGAGGAACTGCTATTGGATTTTAAATACCAATTTGTCCGATTGAGTGAACCATGATCCAAGTCGTTGTTACAAATAACATTACTTCCCCTAGTTTTTCTCCATCAAACGAACAGTGTTGCTTAATGCTTAAGAATTTCTTCAATGTTGTCTCCGTGTGTGTATTGCAAAGGATGTAGATTTTAGGCACCCTAAAAAGGATTTTAGGATTGTGCAAAAAATACTACTATGTAGGACCCTCCTACAACTCTATTTATACCTAATTGTTAATTATGATACTTTTCGTAGCAAGTGTCATACAATGTCATACAATGTCATACCTGAAGACAAAACAACATGTTCTTTTATCAAAATATTCCCAAAGTGTCATACTTTGTCATATTTGGGAATCTAAGTATTCTTTTAAATTACCATGTAATGTAATCATCATGGCTGTCTTATGATCATACACTCTGATAAAAGGTTCACCTTTTTTACCTCTTAACTTATGGACTCCGAGATAATATGGACATCTAATCTTTTTTATAATTTCTTGTATAAATGCTTCCGGAGCAACAATTCTTTTCTTGTGCATTGTTTTAGGATTAAGCCCTAACTCAAAATCATAGTATTCAAGTTTTGCTAATTCAAATAATTTAAGTCCTTCATCACTTAGTCGTAGTCCTTGTCCTCCCCTACCTGTTAACCATATTTTAAATACAAGGTCTCCAATTGGGATATTGGACGGTACTATACCTTCAGGTATTTCTTTAAGAACTGCTTTAGTTATTTCTTCTTTAGATTTAGGAAAGATCATCCGGATACACAATACGTCCGGAGTTTAAAAATACCACTGTGAATTTATCTGTTTTAAATTGAGAATTTAATTTACGACACAGATTTCTTGCATGTCCCGGATTAGAGAAACTAGTTTTCTTGTACTTTGGGGCCGCATCGTCATTTAGATAATGTGAAGATTTTAGGTTAATAGGTTGATCATCATAATACACAGCCCAAATACCTGATGCTTCGATAATTTGATCACATTTGTATGTTTCTTTATCGACATACTCTAATATGACGTGTGGTTGACTTCTACTCACTTGAAAGAGCCGCCTTTAACTTGTACACTAATTGTTTCTTCACTATCCTTTTCCTTTTTTAATTCATGCAAATCTGCTAACAACATAACTAATTCATCACGTAAACCTTTGGCTTGTTCGATTGGAAGTACAATAGTAGTTTTCCTTTTCGTTTCTCCCAATGATACCGTGTTCACAAAATCTTTTATGCGTAACATAATATGCTTATATATTTATCAGATTTTTTGCTTCTTCACGTGTTTTAAATGGTCCTTGATAGGGATATCTTTGAATAAAGATATATTTTGGGCAAAATATTACTTGTTCGATACCATTATGTTCAACTACAAAATAACCCGCGGCATGAAAACATTTTGATTTTTTTGTTTTTGTAAAAACATGAAGACCTCTTTTTACATCATATACAGAGTTATATGTCCTTGCCGTAGTAGGATACTCTGGGTAAGGTGTCTCTGTTTTTTTCTTGGATTCTTTGGGTGCTACAAACTTGATCTTAGTGTTTTTTTGAATCTTTTTAATAGACTCAAACTCAAACACCTCGTCTTGTAAGGTAACATTAAATGTTCCTACATTGTTTGCACAAACATTGCCAACTTTTCTTTCGCCGTCTTTTAATATCCAAAACTCATCATCTTTGACAGGTTTTGCAGTCAATTCTATATCTAGTATCATTCTTTCTCCATTAAGTTCGTAAACATAAATTTTGTTTTCAGTTTTAACCATCTACTAGTTTCCCTGAGTATGGTGCATTCAACCATTTAGAATAACTATCTGCTTGATCACTGATTCTATTAAGTTCATACTTACCACAAAAACGCATAAAGTGTACACCTACTTGAGGGACTTCTTTCTTTTCACTTACGCCATTTTTGATATTAGTATCAACTTGATTTCTAATAGCCTCAGGTTGTGCTGTCAAATCGATCAACACACGATTACGTTCATAATCATCACGTACTCTATGTTCGACTTCATTATGATCAGTCCAACGTTGTAACATGATGTTATTCCAGTTGAATCCACCCTTGTCTTTATCTGCATATGCTTCTAGCAAACCTGTTTTGTTCTTTGTACCTTTCTTACGTACACCTGGATATGCACTAAACACATTATCAGTAGTGTCACCACGCATACATTTTTCAAAGAGTAAATAAGCAGGGTCTTCAAGTAACTTGGGTTCACCTGTCTTTTTATCTTTGATTGGACGATTCTTGTCATCAAAGTAACCATCTAAACAGATAAACTGATTAGACACGCCATTGTATTGATGTACATTCTCTGCGATAAGTTGAACATAATCTGAGTCACTAGATATAATGACATGTTCATCATCAGGATGTAATGCAATGAAACGAGCAATCAAATCGTCAGCCTCAGCATTGGGATCTCGTAAGACAGTACAGTTAGTCTTGTCCTTGAGATACGTTGTAAATGTTTCATAAGTCTCCCAAAACATTTCATTTTCTTCTTGTTCCGCTTCAGTCAATGACTGAGCCGCAACCTTACGATTTGCTTTGTAAGGTGTGTAAAACTCTTTACGCCATGAACGACCCTCTAAACAGAATACGACATGATCGATACCAAATCTACGCACAGCCTGATTGGCAGATGCTAACTGTAGATGCAATGCCATGCCTATTTTTTCCCAAGTATTTGAGTTACGACTTGCGACATGACGGGCACGAAAGAACGTGTTTGCTGTGTCTATAAGGGCATATTTCATATGAGTCTCTTATTTATCATTTAATAATATACTATTATACGCAAAATATACGCATATTGCAAGCCTTTATGGGTAAAATGGGTAAATTAATCTTCGTTATGAGCGCCGATTGCGAATCTAAAGGATTGCTGGCATCTTCCAGTTGATGAAATAAGATACTCAAAGTTGTGTTCTAGTCTAGGAATAAGTTCTTTTTGGGCGTCTAACCACCATTCATCACTCATAGAACATAGCCTTTCGATTTCATTAGCAATTGCAACTGCTCTATCTTCGTCATTTTCGATCAAGTCATATGCTTCATTAATCCATGGCGAAAAGGTTTTGTATCCTGTTTCTCTTAATACTCTTAACGCACCGGGCATGCCACACAAAATAAAAGGAATTTTTGCCATAATAAATTTATATGTTTTTTCAGTAAATGTAATACAATCTATAAAGTTAGTATCTAAAGTGACTGGAAATTCATAATCTTGTTCACTTAACTCATATAAATTCGGATGAGTTTTATTAGTTATATCTTGTAGGTATTTTGTTTCAGTAATAATAGTAAAATAGCATCGATTCACATTCTCTATGGTATCTTCACCTAAAGATATCCATTGATCTTGGTCCATACAAAAATTAGTTAAATCAAAATTATTAGTGCCCAAATAATCTCTGCTTCCTAAACCCTTTAAACTTAACGTCAAGTTTTTGTTATTAACTAATGCTTGAAACACGTCTGGTCCTGTTTCAGGGAAAAAGGCCTGAGTAAAAACATTGTCAGGATTAGCATATTGTTCAACACTACCCGACCAGTCATCTTCATTTACGTTTAATGACATTAACCCTTTGTCATGTAAATTTCGTCTGATTATTTGTCCTACAAAATAAACTCTGTTTATTTTAGGATGGTTGTTGTAAAACAAAAATTTATAGGGTTTAATTTTTGGTTTACTATTTAATTTTCTTAATGCTTTTCTTTCTTCTTCACTGGCTCTAGACCATTGACTATTAAGTGTATCTTCTAATCCGTTAGAACATATCTGAGACATATGCAACATTAATTTATATTTTTTGTTGTGTTCTATCATATATCGATAGTTTTTAGTATGAGGCGCACATGCCCAAATCATTACAAAATGATTATGAGTTATCATAGGTACATTTTCATCTACTAAGTATGCATGATTAATGTATTCAAATACATCAGACCAAAGTTTTAAATCTAAAAAGGTATAACCTTCTGATGCTTGTTTTAAAACAAATTTGTTTTTACCGACCTCTTGTGCTTTTTCCCACACATAATCGCCTATAATATGAATTGCTTCATCATATTTTTCATCACCTACCCAAGATTTACCGGGGCCTATGTATGATTGTATGGCATAGTTGTAGCCTAGAATTTCAAAATAATCATTATATACATCGGCACCCAATAATATTGAGGTATGCATACTTCTTTCAAAACTACGTTCTTCATCTAATTCTGAAGCAATAGGTTGAATTAGTTGATCTTTATAGGGAACGAACCCGTGTTGATGAGCGGGATTATACTTAGTCATGTAGACTATTTATTATCGGATAAAGGAGGTTGGTACGACTGAACTACGTTGTCCAATGTTTTGTTCGGATCTACAAAACCTTCTGCTTGGGCAACTTCTTTGTTATCGAAAAATTTGTGCATTTCTTCGATAAGGAATGTTCTATTCTCAGCAATAGACAAATCTAATCTACGTTCATTAATTAATGTAGTTTGATGCAGTTTCCATGCATCAAAGGCTTTTTGAGATACAGTTTCCATCAAATCTTTTCCTGCTTGACCCGGTAAAGGTGGGAACGACATTGCTGGTAATTCTTCTTGGTACTTCTTGCAAAAAACTATTGTTTCCATTAACTTACCTCTGACCTTCCGTCACCTATGTCTTTACTGCTGACAACTCTCATATCTGCACCGGTAATAGGATCCTTATCCTTTCTATTGTGCGGATCTGCTTGATCTTGTTCATATACTTCTAGTGCAATATTGCGACAAACTTGTTGAAACCATCTGTCTACGATTTCTTCATCGGTATCATCTTCTGCTTGTTTATAACCTGCTTTGATAAGATTTAAGACAAACTTATCATTCCAATCCATTTCAAAAGCACCGTTGTTTATATCATCAGGGCTGACATCTACATTTAAAATAGATACCCAAGGTTCCCCGGCTCTAGTTGCTTTTTCTTTTTCACTAAGTTTTGGTGCTGATTTTTTCTTTTTGGGTTCGGGCTTTTTACCGAACATGTTTTTAATTTTGTCTAACATTTAAGTCCTCTCTATATACTTATCATATAATTGGAAGGACGCAAGATTTTTTGCTTTAGACTCGCACATCATATCAGCCCATGATAAATGTTCGATAGCCCAGTCGTTGACAGCATTGTTCCAGTAGTAGTCAGAATGTGCCCTAAGTTTTTGTTTCTTGTGTCCTGACTCTAGTAGAGTATTCATATCGGGCATTTGATCAAGGTTGTGTCCTGTAAGATAATCCTCACGTGATACTGAATAGTGAATGACAGGACGAACACCTCGCCAAGAATCAATTATGCGTTTACATCTATCATCTGTCGGTAGAATATATTCTCCTTCTTTGACCCAGTGATGGTGTATGTCCAGTACGAGTGCAAGATGATCGGCGAGTTCGAGGCTTGCGTCAAGTCCCCATGACATTTCATCATTTTCGATTGTGATTGTGTTTCGTGCCTCGGGTGAGAGTCTGGGTAAGACATCGATGATACCTTGGGGACCTTTACGTCCTGAGATGTGTACATTGATTTTGAAGTCCTGAAAGGACTTACCGTAACCCATTGCCCTTGCCATATCCACATGATACTCAAATTCCTCAATACTGTTATTTACTATGCCTTCACTTGCTGATGCAAGAACTGTAAACTGACCTGGATGAAATGATAGTCTGACATTGTTTGCACGTGCAACCTCACCGATCGGTGCACATAGTTGCTCCATACGATTGATAACATCGGCACGTTTGTAGAAGTACGAGAACTCCGGATGTGTGTAACCAGTCATCATGTCACTAGTTAGACGTACCATACGCAATGATAGGGGCAACGTAGCAACTTTAGATACAAGATTATATGTATTCGTCAAGTTACGTTCCATAACTTCCCACATCTTGTCTTCTGCTTTGTCAGGGTTATTACGCAACCACGTTAGTGTAGTGCCACCTGTATTAAGACCGTCAGTAGAAACTAGTTGATCTTTGTCATTAATCTCTGACCATTTGCAGGCAAAGCCTATGCGTTTAATATTATTATCTGTAAACATTGATAAATACTCTTATAAAGTGATGGATAAATAAACCTATGAGTGATATACGAAACATACTAGATATGATACAGGAAAATGAGAGTGATGTCAAGCCTCATTTACCCGAATCTAATCCTGGAGAAACATCAGATTTCGTCAAAGGAAATGCAAGATTTGCCGCCCACGCCGAAGAAACAGTAGAAGCAATGGTAGACAAATTCGAGGTAGAAACTTTACCCGAATTTTTACGTGACGAAGGTGTTGAAGTTCCGAACAATGTAAAAGAAGATGACGAATTAAATGAATATAAATGGCAACCACGTGCTGACGGTAGCACTAGAATTGAAGTTGCTAAAGTATATCAATGTAATCAATGTGATGGAGACGGTACAGTAGTTGATGAAACTGAAGACGATGCTGAAGTTGTTACATGCAGACAATGTTTAGGTACGGGTCATGTTGATGCTGAAGGAAATCCAGTAAGAATTGGATTTGGTCCTAGAGAAGATGAAGTCGTTACAGGTAGAGAAGAAGAATTAGAAACTGACGACACTATGTTTGAAGAATTAGGTAAAGATGGTAAAAAGCCAGCAGTACCTTACAGCAAATCTACAGAAAAAGATTTAGCAGATAGAATGCTAAAAGCAACTCCCCCAAAGACAGATGCCAGAAATCATAACAAATCAGACGAAGGTGAATGGGCTAGAGAACTTAGACACATCAAACAGTTAGGCGGACAGACTGGAAAACAAATAATAGATAAAGAAGTAGATGAAGCAATCGATGCGCCTACGAGAGTTATTAAAGATAAAGAATTAAATGATTACTTAGACAGAATTTTATCAAAGGATAAAAAGAAAACTGACAAGTACAAGTTACCCTATGTGCATAGATCAAATGTTAAGAATTTGATTCCAATCGTAGATCCAGAAGGAAAACGATTTGATTTAGATAAGTTGGCCGCAGACATTACTCAAAGACCTAAAACGTTACTTAAGCAGAACGAAAAGATGCAACACAGTGACGGTACAACTAGTATCTTCTATAACATAGGTCTTCCTGCTTTAACAGGATTAGGCTATGATGAAGAAAAGAAAGAGTTTGTAGTCATTAATACATGCCCGGGAGCAGGAGAATGTAAGACATTCTGTTATGCATTGAAAGGTGGGTATGTACAATGGGCTCCAGTATCACTTAGTCAAACAAGAATCTTAAACTATTTGTATAATGATCCAAGTGGTTTCTTTGATCAATTAAATGCAGAAATCGATGAACAAAAACGTAAAGGTGATGCTAAACAAGAAAAACATAAAGTTACTGTACGCTGGCATGATGCAGGTGACTTCTTTTCTGATGAATACTTAGACTTAGCATACAAATTAGCCGCTACTCACCCAACTGTAGACTTTTATGCATATACTAAACGAGCAGATGTGTCGGGTGCTACACAAAATAGACCGCCTAACTTTATGATTAATTTCTCAATGGGTGCTAGAAAAGCAGAACAAAAACGTGTAGACTTCGGTGTAGAAAAACATTCAACTGTAGTACCAAAAGACTTGTTTAGTGATCTACTCAAAAAAGACGGAAACAGATTGGTAAAAGGTCCTAGTGGTGAATGGCAATGGAACAGTCCAAAAGACTATGAAACATTCAAAGAACGTATGGCTGCCAAATATTCTATCGATCCTAAATCAATTATCACTTATGATGAAATGATGAAGACACCATATGGTGGAGGCGGAGTAGGCGGCGGAGTAGCAGACGGTGATAGATCATTTAAAAGAGGGATTTATAACGTTATTGTCAAGCCGGGAGACGGAGACGATTCAGCCAATCGTGCTGATGTTTTAGGTACCTACTTGTTGATGCACTAATCCTGTACTACTTTAAGTAATTCTTCTAAAGTATAAAGTTCCTTCATATACTCAGATTTTTCTTTTAAAACAGTTTCGGGTAGGTCACCTTGTCTGCGTGTTGAGTGTACGACTTTAAAGTCTATATTATTAACTTGTTTAAATGTTTCAACCATTTCTTTAACACTGTAACCTTTTCCGTGTCCTAAACATTCAACTTTGTTTGCTGGTTTTTCAATTGCTGATTTAATACCCTCACAGACTTCATTTACGTGAATATAATCTCTCATGCATGTACCGTCAGGTGTATCATAGTCGTCACCAAAAATTGTAAAATGTCCTTTTTGTGGTGCTTGTAATAAGTTTGCCATTAGTCCATCTGGGTTAGTCGGACCATAACCGTCTACCCCTGCTACATTATAAAACCTAAAAATAGTAAAATCTTGTTTGTTGTGTTCAGTACAATACTCAATTACGACATCTTCTGCCGCTTTTTTAGACGTACCATATGGATCATTACAATACTCAGCAACACCTGTGGATGAGAATATAAAGTTCTTTGTTTTAATCTTAGCCAATACGTTCATCGTACCATTAAGGTTAGTGATGTAGTATTGAATAGGTACTTGTTTACTTTCGTTAACTCTGACTCTAGCCGCTAGATGAATGACTGTATCAAATTCTTCTGGAAACTCTCCAAAAGGATGATTGATGTCATGCTGTATAAACTGGCTCTCTTTAATCTCTGCTTTAGGAGGAAACAAATCTAGTCCCCATACATCATAATCGTCTTTTAATTTGTTAATTAAATGAGAACCTATATAGCCCGAACATCCTGTTATTAATACTTTTTTCATAATTTTATTGCCAGTAGTGTTAATATTGCAATTAGCAATACGTTAGTAAGAAAGATGCCTATGGCTAATATTGTATGATACCATATCCATCTTGTTTTGTATGCGTTTTCAATCGTTATTTCATCAGGATCTACATCATCCTTCATCATGTCAATAACGACTGTTTCTTTTTTAATCTCTATTGGTTCTGGCTTCTTCCAGAATTTTGTAAACCATTCTCCCATCATAACCCTTCAAATAGTTGTGCTGATTGTGTACTTGATACAGTTTCAGGTGGTTGAAAATACGGATCAGTTGTCAACCAAGTGTCAGTATCTGTGTAACAGACTATGAACTTATGCCTATTAGTCAATACACTTCGTACATCATCAATACATATTGTACTTCTGTTCAGACTACTAATGTAATCTGCGTGACTTGTTGTGGTATGTTGTAATATACCTGCAGTCGAATTATTAGACTTTTTGCTAACAAAACTGTTAAAACAGTTTATCCACTTTTGAGCAATCAGTTGTTCTTGTGCATTATAATGAGCCAATGCACCTAACTTATAATAAGACTCTGCTGTAGGATATTCTTCATAAAGTACGGAGATAATATCTGCTACGTTACTTTTGTCTCCTACATAATAATACTTATCATCGAAATTCTTTAGCCAACGTTTTCCTTCGTATGCTACAGTAGGCAATTGAATATGTTGTTCTAAAAATGCAATACCATAACTCTCAACAGTACTTGGATTGAATGCCACCCTTGCACCAGTAATAAAGTTAACCTTTTCTTGTCCTATAATACCTGACTTAATTTCATAGTCTACGCCTAACTCTTTTAATCGTGCCTCAAACTTC